AATGAGCTTTACGCCATCAGCCGCTACAACTTCGCTGTTTACAATTAAATTGGTCAACAGGTAATAGCTATATGTATCGTCAAAAAGGTCTGGGAACACCAGCTTAAGCCCGTATTTTACGGCGTAAGTGTCGGCCCTCTGGATAGCGTAACTTTGGTTAATGTTCGTATCGCCCGTTGTAGGCTCCGCAAAACACCCAGCGTGGCGCACATCAAAGCCCGTTTCGGTAAACGTATTTACAAGCAACCAGCGGCCAACGGAAATACCCGTAACTGCCACAATGTCAACGCCGTTTGCGGTTTTCGTGCTGGCGTTGTCCCAAACGTAGAAAACGGGCGGACAATCGCCCAAGGCATTGTAACCGCCAAGGCAAACAAGCGCTTTCCCGTTGACAAGGCCAACGTTTGCGGGGTCGGTCGCTTCAAGCTCCGCCATATTTGCTATAAGGGTCGGGCTGTCTGTTGTTATGTCAATTTCAAAGGTCAAGTAAAGGTTGTTGAACGAATATTGCGCCAGCCAATTTTCGGGGTCGGCGTCAAGATCCATTTCCCCGTTGCCTATATACTTGAACACATAAATTGTGTAGTCGGTATCGCCAAGGTAAACTTGATTTTCGGGGCGCCCGTTTGCGTTGATGTAGACAACGGGATTTATAGCCACATATTCGTTATGTTCGCTATCCCAAGCGTAGATTGTTTCTTGCGTAGTTGTACCCTTACGGCAAAAAACCAGCTTGCCAACAAGCAAGTTGCCTTCGTTGTCGGTTATCTGTTCGTAATTGTCAAAGTTACGCATTATAAACCCTCGCTTTCTTCGTTCTCAAACGGGAAAATATAGCCTTGCATCGCTTCAAGTTCTTCGGCCTTTTCCTGTTCTTCCTTGTCCTTCTTTCTCTGTTCCTTCACATCGTAGAAGGGGAAAAGCCCGACAACGCCGCCCTGTTCGGTATCGCCAAACTTGTTTGCGCCCCAATTTACTGCGCCGCCCAACAGCATTTGGCGCGTTGCGCTCTTTTTAGCGGCTTCTGGTGTCATAAAAGAAGCTTCGCTATATACAGGCGCCCAACTTGAATTTTGGATAGCGTCAAGTAATTTGTTTGTCGGCGCGAATTCATCTTTTATAAACGTGAACGGGGCTTCATCGCCCAAGGCTCTATTTTGAAGCTGTATAGAATTGCGCTTTTCTTTCGGCAAAGCGGCAAAATATTTCCTTGTGGCTTCATCAAGCGGCAAACCTTCGGAACCAATAATATTTGCTATTCCTTCGGCGGCTTCGTTTAATTCTGTGCCAGCTTCGTAAATTGGCTTTATGCTCCGATATTCTGCAAGCTCCGCTGGCGTCAAATGCGCTTCAACGTTGCCAACGCCGCCCCTGTTCTCGGCCTTAAGCATAAGTTCCTTTTTGCGGGCAAGCATTTTTTCCAAGTTGGTTTTAAATTCGCCAAACGTAGGAATCTTGGCTTGCTCCCCTTCCCCAAAAGCCTTTTCCAATCCCTTTGTATCTGTGCGGCCGCCCTTTACGCCGCCAAACTTGCCAGCGCTCATAAGCCTAGAACGTAAGAACGTAGGAACGGCCAAGTTTGTTACGCCGCCAGCTATAACATCGGTTGTATTGAAATCCGCGCGCGGGCCATCATCGTAAATAATGGCGTCCGCCGTTTCAAACAGGATAGGATTTGCAAAGGCGTTAAGGCCCGTTCCAATAGTAAGGTTCCTTACACCCTTTCCAGCAATCTTTGAACCGATAGAACCCACTTTTTCGGCGGCTCTAGGCGCAAACTTTCCAAGCGCCCGCAAGCCAAGGCCAGAGCCAGCGCTAACGGGGTTCAAAGTATACATCAAGTTTTCGCCAATGTCCAAGCCCACATCTTCGGGCTTTACATCTTCGCCAGCTTCAACCTTTTCAACGCTACGCGGGAAAACAAGCCCCGTAACAGCTCCCGCAAGGTTTGATCCAAAAGCCTTCGGGCTGTCAAACCAGCCGCCGTATTCTTCGCCCTTCGCAATCTGTCGGCGCGTTTCCTTGTTGCTTTCTTCTTCAAGGCGCTTGTAAAGTTCCTGTTTGGTAAGCCCGTTGGCCTTCGCCACCGCTTCAATTTTCGCATCGTCCAAATTCGGGTTGTTAATCCAAAATTCTTTTGTGCGCTGGTCTATCACGTTGGCGCCGCCTTCGTCAGCGAACATTTCGGCCAACTTTTCCTTGCCGCCTTTCTTGTATTCAGGCTTCTTTCCAAGTGCCGTTTTTCTCAATTCGCTAGAATCGGGCAAGATAGGCAAAAGCCCGCGAATCTCTCCGCCGCGCAATCCGCCCTGTCTAAAGGTAGCGTAAATGGATTTACGAATTTCGCTTTCGTCTTTTTTTACAAGGTCATTAGCGAAATTCTTTAGAAACTTCTTTTGACGATCCGTCAAAGACGGAACACTTGACAAAGAAAGGATTTCCTTTAAAACTTTCAGCTTGTAACCTTGTTCTGCCATCATTTGCCCCCGTAAACTTCTTTAAATGCGGCTTTATAGTCCGCCTGTTCCTTTTCGTTAAGTCCATTGAACCAAACGAAAAATTCGGCGGCGTCCTTGCTCTTTTCGGCGTAAAGGTCGGCTTTCTTCTTCTGTGCCGCCTTCTTTTCTTCGGTTTTCTTTTCTTCGGGCTTTACCTTTCGCGCATCGTCAATGATCTTGACAAATTCGTCAACTTCGGCGCCCTTCAAGCCTTCGCGCTTCGCCTGTACTTCGTCAATGAACGCGGCCTGTTCCGCCTTCGTGTTGAAACCAGCGTTAAGCCTTGCCCTAAAGTCGTTAATTTGCGCCCTAATGGATTTGCCATCATCGGCGGCGCCTTCGGTACCAGCTCCGCCAATATCGCCGCTTGGCTTTTCGTCTGGGAACACATATCCGCTAACATCTTTGCCAGCGCCCTTAAGGTCAAGCAACGCCCTTTTGATGTTTACTTTTGCGCGTTCCTTGTCGGCGCCCGTTATAGCGTTCCTGTATTCAATTTCGGCTTCCTGTAAATCCAGCCTTGCTTTCTCGGCCAAGCCTTCCTTGATCTTCGCATCTTCAAGCGCCGTTCTCTGTGCCATCGTTTCGGCTTCGCGCTTCCTAATTCCAAGTTCCTTTTCGCGGGCGGCTTCCTCGCGGGCCATTCTCTCGCGGCCTTCCTTGATTTGTCGGTAAGCGTTTATTCCGCTTAAGTCGCCCGTTTCAACGAAACGTTCAACGGCGGCCTTGTATTCGGGATCGTCAATGTCGGGGGCGTTCGCCATAATGTCGCGGCGGTCGCTCTTTGCCATATTACGCAAAGCGTAGTCAATGCCGCCACCAATGGCGCCCAAAGTCTGGTTAATGCCCTTTGCGATGTCGCGGCGGCTTTCGCGCGCGGCGGCTTCGCGCTCGTCTGCGGCCCTTCGCGCAGAAAGGATAAAGTTAGGGTCAAGCATTAAACGCGTGCTGTTGTAAACTCTAGCCATCTTAAACCCCCGTTACACCAAGGCAAGGTTCGCTTGGTTGATTGTCGCGCGCTTGTTTTCAAGCAAGGAAAGCAAGTCTGCCATATAGTCGCTTTCCTGTTGCTGTTGCTGGCCTATTGCACCGCCAAGCATAGAAATGCGGCTTTCGGCTCCCGCCCTTTCAGCGTCAAGCTTGCGTTGCATCTTGTCAATATAGTTGCTCCACTCGCTGTAGGCTTGCTGGCGTTCCCCAAGGTATTGTTCGTTTGCCATCTTCTGCAATTCTTCGTCTTTTGCCGCTACACCTTCGGCAATGCCCAAGGCTGCGCCCGTTCCGCGTCCAAGGCCAGCGCCAGCCGCGCTGTGTTGAATTCGATCGGTTACGCTCTGCAAAATCTGGTCGCGGTTTGTCGCCAAGAAATCTTCGCGCGTCAGCGGCTTCCCGCTTTCGTCAGTAAATTTAAACTTTTCTATGTCCGCCGTATATTCGGACGGGTCAAAGCTTGAAAGCAAGCGGGAATATTCGCTTACCATTTCGGGCGTTGCCGTGTTGATCTGGTCTTTACGCCATTTGTCAAGCATATTGACCATTTGGTTGTAGTCGCTTGCGGTCTGGTCAGTAACTTGTTTTACGCGCCTTCTCGCCGCGCGTTCTTGTTCTCTCTGCTGTTGGCGGTCATAAATACCAAATCCGATATTGGCAATACCGCCAATGCCGCCCGCTATTACATCGCCAATTCCCGATACATCAGCCATAACAGCCCCCTTACTTCAAAATGCCAATTGCGGCTTGGCCCGCCGTTAAAGTTCCGTTAAATTCTCCGCCATCAAGGTAGTTTAAATTGTAGCAAGCTACGGGCGGGGTAAAACTGCAATTATTGAAAGCCTTTACTATCAGCACATTCCCGAAAACGGCCCAAGCGTAATTTTCGGTTACTTCCTTCCCGTAAGAACCGCGCAAGGCTTCCGATAGCTCAATTGTAGGCGTCCAAGGTGTAATCTTTTCAACCATCGCTAGAACTCCATTGCATCGCCGCCAAATTGAATACCCATAAGGGCAAACGGGCAAGGTTCGGAACAGCTAATTTCAAGCGTCAAGAATTTTCCATATTCGCCTATCCAGAACATAGTTTCATAATCGTATTGACCTATACGGCCAATAGGCACCTGTTCAATAGTTGAGAACGTGGCGCCGTCAAACGAATAACGTATCGTGATTTTCGCGTTTTCGGCAATGGCGTTGTTCTGTCCGTTGTTCGTGAAAATCTGCACATAGTCGCAAACGAAATTCAAGTAATCGGAAAGGATAACGCCGCCAACGCGCTTTTTCAAAATCAAGTTGCCATCGTGTTCCGTATATTTGTTCTTGTCCAGAACAACGCAAGCGTCAATGTCGGCAAAAAGAATTTTGCCGTTTTCGTTCATTGTCGCGAAATTGTAGCGCCATTTTTCCAAGGCGTTCATCTTGCCAAGCGTTGCCCGCTTGTGCCAAGCGCCCGTAAGAAAATCATATACTAAAGTAACGTTGCCGTAAGGGAAAGTAAGCGCATAGAACGTATGTTGCTTTTCTTGCCACATCTGGCCTATCGCGTCCGTCTGCACCCCAATATCTTCAATGATGTTTTCAATTTCAATCGTTGAAATCCTTTCACATTCAACGCCGCCCCTGTTCACATATACGCCGTTGTTCCCAACATCGGAACCGCCAAGCCAGCAAACAACAGAACCAAGGCCACAAAGCGAATTTACCGCCTTTATTCCTATGTTCTGCGCCGCCGTATCGGGGCTGTTGAAAGGGTTGTTTACATCGTTGTTGTATTGGAAAACTTGGAAAGACCTAGAACCGAAAGTAAAAAGGCGAGAGCCGTTGGCAAACAATGCAAGGGTGTTGTCGGGTTGCCATTCGGAATAGGTCACAAAGCCGTAATCAAGGAAAGCCGCCGTATTGACGCGGAAAATATCGTAATAATTCGGGTCGCTTGGTGGGTACGCTTCAAACGGGTATTGGTAACTTGTATAGAACGCATCTGTTCCAGAATCGTTTACAACAAGGTACCCGTAAAGATAGGCGCAATGGGTCGGCTTAATAAACACATTGTTCGTGTTCACGCGCAAAGGCAACTTAATTGTGCCGTGATCCAAAAATTGCTGGCGCTGGTTGACAACGGAAACGCCCGTGTTCAAGGCATAAACGTTAATTCCGTCAACAATGATTAAATGCGGGTGCGCGGAACCATAACCGCCCGTTTCGCAAAAATGGCAAACGCCGCTTTTGGTCGCAAGCGTTCCAATCTCAACGGCGTTGTTTTCTTCAAGCAAGTAAAGCTTGTCGCCCCATACGCCGTAAGTCTTTTGTACTTCGGGGGAGCCTTCGCCATCGTAGGCGCGGGAAACCTTGAACATTCCGCGCGGTTCGCCTGTCGGGGTGCAATATGTACGGAACCCGTCAATAGAACGCATTATGAGCGTAAACGCCTGTTCTGTCGGGTCTTTTTCTTCAAGGTACATATTTACGGCGTCAGAAAGGCCAACCTTCCTAATATCGCTTCTGCGAACGCCGCCGCAAATGTTAGTTATAAACTTTTTAGCCATAACCTAGCTACCGAAAATGAAAGAACCGCTTTTTAGTGTTTCAATGTTAAAGAACCTGTCGCGCGGGGTGCGGGTCAAAATCCTATTGTCCGCATTGTTGGCCTTAAGCTGGTTTTCCAGCGTTTCCAATTCTGCCCGCAATTCGTTCCGCTTGTCGGGTGTCGCTCTCGGCTTGTCAATGGCCATCTTTAGCGCAAGCGCCCTTGTCAGCAATTCTGTGTAAACGATAGGCAAGTTAACGGCATCGTCAATGCCTAGTTTAATTTCTATGTTGTAGATAAGCTTTACGCGCTTGTGCAATTGTGCAAAACGCGGCTTAAGATAAAGCCTAAACTTGTTTTCGCCTATCGGCTGGTAAGAATAGGTATAATCGGAAAGCGAACAATCGTAGAAAGTTTCAAGCGAAACGAAATTAAGCGGGTAATAGTCGGGCGAATTGTCTGCGCGGTAATATGCCGCCTTAATATCCGTTATCCCGTCCGCTGGAATATCTGCGCCGTTAATTTCAATCTGTTCGGCGGATCCGTCAAATTCAACTTCGCCGCGATAGGCGGTAATAAAATTGTTGTCGGAATATTCGCGCAAGATACCGCAAAACCTAATATACGCATCTTCAACCAAAGAAGGCTGGGCGCCCTGTTTGCGGTTCGCCAGCGTTGCGCGGCTCAACGCTTCTACAATTATGTTCCTTACGCTTACCATAAGCTAAAATTCCTCTAAACATAAATTAGTTTTTTCGCTGGTGGCGCTTCTGTTAAGGTTCCTAACCTTGTGAAGAAAGGGAAATAAATCGGAAATCCACAAGCTAGAAATATTCTTTATAGTCCCGTCAATCTTCAAGCGCCTAATATGGCGCCTAATCACTCCGCAAGCGGCGCTGTTCGCGCAATACAGGCAATAGGAATACGATTTTGCAAAGCTCTTTTCGTAGCTGTAAGGACAGGCGCCAACAATCGTTATGGCTATTTGCGCCCGCATCTCGTTTTCAAGGTCATAAACCTTTTTAGGATCGTATAAAAAAAGAAAACGCCGCATTTTCGGCGTTCTCAAAATTATGTTCGCGAAATTCTGGGCATAATAGCCCAATTCTTCGTTTTCGGCGGTTGTTATACTCCCGCCCTTTTTCGCTGTCAACAGCTCTGTTAGCCGCTTGCTTGATATTCGTCTAAATTGCATTTTTCTTGGCTCCCGTTTTACTTAATATAACAAAAAGAAGGCGGCATTGCTACCGCCTTCCCTATCCTTGTAGGAGCCAAGGCAAAGAAAGTAAACTTTCTTACTTGATCAGCACATAGGCGCAAGCTCGCGGCTCAACAATGCCCGCCAGCGACACAATGTCAAAGCGGGTGGTGTTTTCCATAGACGCGAGGTCAACAAGCTTGTTCTTGTGGATCGTAACGCCGTTGACAGAACCCTTTTCGTAGTCGGCGCCTTCGGCGTCCAAGCGTTCAAGGGTTTCAAATTCAAAGGCGCCTTCCGCGCGGACAATGCCAGCAAAGTAAATGCCAGCGGCGGGAATAGCGATTTTGGCGCTGTTGAAATCGGTGGTAGCGATGGTGCCGCCGCCAGCCTTCGCAACTTCGCGGGTGCCGCTGTTGGCGGTCATATCAACGGCGCGCACAGAAACGCTGGCCGTTGTAGCGCTGGAAGCAACAGACACATCAGCCAGCACAACGAAGGCGTGAAGGTTGCCCGTAACATCGCCGACACAATCGCAAGCGTAACAGCCATCAACCCAGATAACCATACCGCGCGGGATAGTGAAGCCAGCGGCGGCGGCGCTAAAGGAAAGCTTAAGCGTTGCGGTTCCGTTGCTGTTGTCGGTGTATGCGCTGGAGCTTGCGCCCGTTGCACCCGTAAGGCCCGTCACGCAATCGGCGGAAACGTTGACCTGTTCAAAGAAACGCTGTGCGCGGTATTCGGCGCCGTGGAACTCGCCCAAAAGCCCCGTCTTGTACATCGGGGGAGCGCCAACAGGAACGAACTGCTGGCCGTTGCTGGTCAGCACCGCTTCAATGTTCGGGTCAATAAAGCCGTAGAGCTTTTCGCTGGTCACGCTGGCAAGGTGGGCGCTTGCGCGGGAAAGCGGCAAGAAGCCTTCGCCAACAAACGCGGTACCGCATTTGCCCAAGTCGCCCTGTACGGCCTTGCGGGTAACGGCGTTAACAAGCTTCTGGCTGTTCGGCTGGGCAATTTCCTTGTCCCAATTAAGATCCGTAACGCTTTCAATCGCGTTGGTCTTAACGCCAATATGCCAAGGGTCAAGCGTCAGCGAAACTTCACGTTCCACAACGCTAACCTTGTCGCCGCCGCCGATAGCAAGGCTGTTGACAGCTTCGCCCGTATCGCGGACAACGAATTTGTAGGTCTGGCCGTTGCGCTTTCCTTCAAGCTGGCCAGCAAAGTATTTCTTGGAGCCGTTCACAAGGTAGCTTGCGGCTTCGGCAAACCTTACCGCGATAAGCTCGGTAAGGCTGTTAGTCTTGATTGTATTAGGCATAGATAACCCCTATTGAAAATGTTTTTTTTGACTTAACGCCCGCGCGGGTGTTCGCCCAAAAATTGGTTCCAATAGGCTTCGTTCTTTACAACGTTCCCGCCGCCGCCTTCGCCTTTGTTGGCTTGTCGGCCTGTCGGCTTGATGTTCTGCAAACCAGCCCTTGCGCCCGCCTTCTGGGTGTCCTTTGCTTGCGCCGTTTTTTCCTTCTGCTTGGCGCGAATAATCTTGTCCGCTACCTTGCATTGGTTGACAAGCTGGTCAAAAGCAACTTCCTTGCCGTGCCGCGTTTTCTTGGACAAAATGTCATTCAAGAAGGCGGGGCGCGTCATAAGAACCCGCAACACAATAGGCGAAATTTCGCAATCGTCTAGACACCCCAAGATAACCCCTTCGGGATCTGCGGCGTCCAATTTCTCAACGAAAGCCGAACCCGAATTTTGGAGCAACTGCGCGTAAATTTGGCGGTCTTTCTCGTCTGGGAAACAAAGATTTACGCGGCGTTCATTTTCCGCCATATCATCGGCCATTTGGTTGTTTACCTGTTCCGTCTGCAAACGCGAAATTTCGTTTTCGTTAGTCTGCATCTTAACAAGGGCCGAAACGCTATCCTTGTCAGCCTTGAAATCGCCATTGCCCAACTTGCCCTTCAACTCGGCGTTTTCACGCTTAAGCCGTTCAATCTCGGCTTGGTATTGCTGGTTTTGCCGTTTCCGCTTGTCTTTTTCTTTTCGGAAAGATTTTGCCCAACGTTCTTCCGCCGTAGGCTTTTTGTCTTTCTCTGTATCGGGTTCGCCTTCCGATCCAGCCGCCAAGTGTTCGGAACCTTCGGGCGTTCCGCCTTTGGTTTCGCTTCCGTCTTCGCCGCCAGCGTCAGCGCCGCTGGGTGGGTTGTCGGGGCCTTCGCCTTCGCCATCGTCAGCCGTTGCGGGTTGCGAATCCGCCGTTTCCGTCTTTGGTTCGGGTTCTTTCCCTTGCGGGTTATTGGTTTCCGTTTCAGTTCCGTTTTCCTGTGCCGCTTTCTGCTGGTTCAGGTATTCGTTTACTTCTTCGGTAGTCATTGCCATAAGCTTTACGCTCCAAGACGCGTTTTGTACGTTCCGCGTGAACGAAAGGCGGTTTATTCCGCCTTTAACCATAAATTAGTTTTTTGGCAACAATTCCCTAAAAAAGTTTTTTTTGGAACAATTAAAGAAAAAAAGAAAAGAACCAAAAGAAAATAAAGAAATAAATAGTAAAATAGTCATATAGACAATAAGTCAGAATAGCTTACCTATTGCTAAGCAATAGCTCAGCAATTGCTTAATTACGAAAAACTGCGTTTTTCTTTCAAAAACTCAACATTTTGTTTAATTTTTCGCTTTCATTTACGATTTTTTATAAAATTTCTTTCCGAAAGTGAAAAAATCACATAGCAATTACAAACCAATTGAAAAGCAATTGCTTTGCTATTGCTTGTATCGTATTTTATGGCGAAATTGTAAAATCAAATACGCGCGTTTTGAGCCGTTTTTTGACTTAACCCTATCAACCCCACCAGCAAAACAAAAACCGCCCTAAAAAGGCGGTTTCCGTTGAAACAATGGCTACTTGTTTCCAATTACCAGCCCAAGGCCTTGTTTTTGGTAAATCTGCTCTTGTTAGACCTTATTCTTCTGTTGTAATATTGACCCAAGCTGTCGCTTGTTACCATATTTCCAACAACTCTAGGCGTCAAAGCGTAGCTGTATGACCTACCGCCCAAATCCAGCCTTGCAAGACCTAGACTAGGTACAATTCGTACTCCACCAATAAAGGAGCTGGAAATTTGTATATCCCTTCTTGGTTCTTTGTCACCCTTCCAGTATTTTTCAATCTTTGTCGGTTCATCGTAGTTAATGGCCCATTGTTCAGCGCGTTTTTTTGCCGCCGCAATTTGCGCTGGTGTCATTCCAGCCCGTATAAATTGCCTTTCGCGTTCCTTCGTGAATTTCTTGATAGCCCTTTTGTGTTCTGTCGGGCTTTGCATATATGCCGCGTCTTTAAACGCTTTACCGCTATCCACGAATCTTGCGTTGTTGGTAAGTTCTGGCGCTACTTCGCTGTTAAACTGCATTTTCGCCCCCCGCTATCTTTTCCGCCGTATCAACCGCCGCTTGTTCCGCTTCGGTCGCGGCCCTCTGCATATCGGCATTTACGGCCTTGTTCTTGATGGCAAGTTCAGCCGCCGCCTTCGCGTTCTGGCTTTCAAGCTTTGCCGTTTCAATGTTCATCTTGTTAGTTTCCGAAATTCTAAAGCGTTCCATATCGTCCGCGCGCTGTTCGCGGGTATTTAACAGGCTCATTTCGGCGCTTTCGTATTGCTTTTTAAGTTCTTCGTTTTCGGCCTTTGTCGCTTCCAATTGCT